CCAACGATCCTCATGAGCTTCGGACGCCTGTACAGCGCGCGAGCCAGCTCCATAGACACGATGCCAACGGTCTGCTGGCCGGTCAGGGCTGGCTGGACCTTGTGCATCAGCTTCCGCTTCCCGGCCTCCTCCAGGGCCAGGAGCGCCCGGTAGGTCTCCGGTGCATCGTGCGCCGCACCCATCTGGTGGCTGAAGACAGAGACCGTGTACTCGAGGTCGGTCTTCCCTTCTTGCTCCAGCTGGACCCACGCCGTCGGCAGGGCCTGGGGCAGCACCGGCTCGGGTCGCTCGTAGCCCTTGTTGTAGTAGAGGATGAACCCCGGGTTCGATCCCTCGTCGTACCACTCGCGCTCCATGCCGGGGGAGATGGAACCACGCTCGGCCATCATCCGGTAGTTACCGGCCAAGGTGGCGTTGTGGATCATCACCTGGCGGCGCTTGTTGATCTCCTGCTGCTGGCCCTTGATGATGGCCACGTCACCGCAGGGGAAGGGGTTGCGCTGGTGGTGCAGGTACAGCGGCACGACCGGGTAGCGCGATAGGGGCAGCGTCACCTGGTTCATGACCGACTTTCCGACCACGGTGGTGGCGCGGATCGACGGACGGTAGAAGTACTCGTAGGTGAACTGGTCCTCGTTGACCATGCCCGGGTTGAACTTCTCGTCGCGCTCGATGTAGGTGACGCCGTTGGTCAGGTTCGTGACCCGGACCATGGGGGTCATCATCTTCTCGTAGCAGATGATCAGGCGCCGCGGGGGGTCGTCCTCGTCCGGCATGTTCATGTCGGCAGACGTGAAAGCGGTGTTGTTGGCCGTCGAGGGGTTGACGATCGGCCGGTCGTCCATCGGCCCATCCTCGGTTTCCGAATTGAGGATGAGCTGCTTCTTGTTCGGGTAGCGCAGCAGCAGGGAGCTGGTGGACACCCGGCGGGAGATCATGATGCACCTGGCATCGGAGAGGTCCGACTTGCGCGCGTGGGGATCAGGGTAGACGTCCCACACCGGCAGGCTCTCGAACTTCACCTCGCCGCGGCCATCATCGGCAACGGGGTCGACGAAGACGTGGACGTAACCGGCCCCGGTGATGAACATGTCGCGCACCGAGGTGGTCCACTCCTCATCGCCGTTCGAGTGATACCAGATGTAGCTCATGGTCTCGGAGACCATGTTGGCGATCTTCACGTCGGTGTCATCCCGGGGCAGGCCCTTGTAGGTCGGCCGGGCAGACGTGAAGATGGAGACCTCCTGTTCGATGACAGGCATCACGCGGTTGATCACGAGCGGGGCCATGCCGCGCTGCTCGAGCTTCCGGATCTGCTCGTTGGTCCACTGCTTCCCGTAGAAGAAGTCCTCGTCTTCCGCGGCAGTCTTGGCCCAGAGCTGCTGGAAGTCGGCGAAGCGCTCATAGGTGCGGTGGATCTTCTCGCCCATCTTGAGGTTCGCGGAGGAACCCCGAGGCTGCGTCACCGGACCCGGAACGGTGCTTAGGCGGTTAGCCAATCCCTTCTCCTCTCGGGCTCGCGGAGGCCGTCACCAGCCGTGGCCGCGAGTGAAGTGCCATCGCACGGGCTCGAAACGCTGTGGGCGAGGTACAGCCCATCGAGCAGATCGTCGTGCTTGGACTTCGGGTACATCAGCAGCTCGCTCTCCAGGTCGGTCATCCATTCCTGAATCAGCATCTTGCCTCTTGCGAACGGAGCCTGCAAGGAGAGGATGCGAGCGTCCTTCGAAGTCCGGGGGTTCGTCTCCGTGATGCCGCAGTAGACGCCGCGCTCCTCCATGGCTCGGTAGAGCTGGTTGGCGACGGCCTGCTGGAACTGAACGGTCTCCAGGTTTGCGACCATGGGGCAGTACTGGAGGATCAGCTCGATGAGGAGGTCCACCATGTAGGTCGTGTTGCCGGTCTTGATCCGCTTGTAGTCGATGCAGTAGAACTGGCCATCGGCGTCCTGGCCGAGCACGAAGAAGACCGTGAAGTCCGCCTTCTTGTCCTCGGAGATCGCGAAGTCGGCGCCGAAGGTGATGTTGACCGGGATCCAGTCACCCTTGCCGTTGACCTGCACCATGGGTTGCACGCTCTGGTCCAAGCGGAATCCGATGTCGGCCTTCTTGATCCACTTCGCCCTGAACGACGCGTTGTCCATGTCGATGGGCATGTTCATGTACTCGCGCCACCAGACGTGGCCGAGCATGCGCCGCTCGTAGCTGGCCTTCAGGGCCATGAGCTTCTCGTAGCTGAAGCGCTCCGGCCACACCGGCAAGCGGCCGCGGCCAGTCAGCTCTTCGTTCATCAGCGCCTGGAAGAACAGGGTCTTCCATGCCGGGTCCTCCTGGATGTCCACGAGGTAGGCCGACATGTCGATGATGGTTCCGATGGCCACCAGGATCCCGTCGTCCGCAAGCGAGGGCTCGACGGCGCCGGAGATCCACTCCTTGTTCTTCTGGATCATCTCCTTGGTGCCCGAGTTGGCCTCGGACTCGAAGTCGTCCAGGACGATGATGTTGGGGCGAGTGATGGCCTCGCCGCCGGACACCGAGCCGCGGATCTTCTGGCCGGTGCCCTTGGCCATGATGCGCACGCCGTTGGCCAGCAGGATCTCTTCCTGCGTCCACTTCTTGCCGATGAGGTCTCCGAAGTAGTACCGGATGCGCTTGTTCTTCTCGATGTTCTTGGCGATGGTGTCGACAAATCGGATGGACTGTGCCTGACTCTCGGAGACGATGATGTAGAGCTGGTCCATACTTCCGTGCATGAGCGAGATCTTCAGCGCCTCGAAGAGCGGGAAGATGACCGAGGACTTCGACGACTTCGCGTGACCGCGGGGGGCCACGATGCCGAGCCTCGGACATGGCTTGGTCTCCAGCAGGGTGTTGATCATCTCGTGCATGAGCGGCGTCCGGGCGTACACGACCTTCGGCATGAAGGTGCGCGCGAAGGGCTCGAGGCCGCTCATCGCGTAGATGAGGTCCTCTTGCGCCTTGTCCATTACGCCCGGCTGAACCGCTCGTGCATTGACGACATCCATCAGTGGTCCTCGCCCAGTACCTTTCGCTCGAGGTCTCCGACCCGGCGATTGATGTTCTCCAGCTCGTTGAGGATCTCGCGCTGGTTGCCCAAGATCTCCACGATCTGCTTCTGGCCGTGCTTCAGCTCGACCTGTTCTTCGGCGACATGGAGGACCTGGTTGGTCAACTTCCCCATGTTCAACACCACGCCGCCAAGCGTGATGAGGATCGTGACGGCCACAGCCACCCAGGACGCAATCACGCCGCTTCCGAACTTCGCCTGAGTTCGTACCTGATTCGGCTCCTGCCCGGCGAATGGGCAGTCGTCATGTCGCATGTTGGCTCCATCCTGCATCGCCCATTTCCCTCCCAGTAGTAGCTTCACGGTTGCGCGAGGGGCGATGGCAACCGCCGTCTCCATCAGTACTCGGCGATGATGGTGGCCGTGCCACCGTCGCAGTCAGTGAGCGTGAGCTGAGTGGCCTTGCATTTGAAGATGTGCCACTCGTTCGCGGAGATCGGTACGGCGTTGCCGACCGAGTAGTCCGATGAAAGCCCGGCGACCACATCCTCCGTGGTTCCGGCGTAGAGTACCGGCCCGCCGTTGAAGGTGATGGTCAGAGCCTCGTTCGCGAGCACACGGATGTAGGTGGCAGCGACGACCCGGCGCGGGTAGTTCAAGAGGGCGCCGACGTAGACGGTCTCGTCCTCGCCGAGGACCGCGATCGACACTCCGCGCGGATGCACTCCGCTGTCCTGGTTGCTAGCCCACTGGGCCGAAGCCACGGTGGCCATCACCATCAGGATGATCAGGATCAGGATCTTCTTCATAGCGACCTCCTAGGGGACCGCGGTGACGACCGGGGTTGCGGCCGGGTTGGATCTGACGGTCTCACCGTAGACGGTGGCTTCCGTGCAGACGAGGTAGATGTAGTCTCCGCTCGGTGGATTGGATCTGGTCCAGGCGCTGACGGAACCGGCATCGTACTCGACGGCGGCCTGCCACCCGGAGCCCGGATTGTAAGTCTCGATCACGACATACCGGAGGAAGTTGGGGTGCGTTGCGTCGTCCCAGTCGAGCTGCATCTCGTCGGGCCCGGATTGGTAGCCGCCGGTCAGGTTCTGCGGCTGCGGCGGAGGCGGCTCGAAGGCGAAAGAGGCGTAGGCCATGTCGTCGTAGTCGGCGCTCGAGGACTGGGACTTCACCTCGACCTGCAGCAACGCGTAACCGATCTGCGTGCTGGTCCATGCCGGGAAATCGCTGCCGATCCTGATCCGGCCCTGGACGTCCTCCCAGGTAGACCAGACGTTGTCGGCCAGTTCGGTGGCCGGGTCGTTGACCAGAGAGAACTCGCTCTTGTACCTGAAGCGCCACGGCGCCATGTCCCAGTCGGGGTGGATGGCGAAGGCCGAGCCGTCGTCACTGATGTAGAAGTGGAGGCTGTCGATCTCCGTGGTGCCGAGCGCCGAGACCTGGGTGATGGCCGACATGCCGCCGCCACCGACCGCCTTCACGGCGTAGCCGTAATCGTAGCCGTCGGACAGGTTGGTGTCGGTAAAGGTCTCGCCCTCGACGATGTCGATGGTCTCGAAGCGCTGCAGCTGAGCCTTGCTCTCGTAGTTGGACACGCCCTCGCCGATGTAGTCGATGGTCACGCCGGGGAAGACCTGAGAGCTCTCCGAGGAGCGCATGTAGAGGCTCCCGCGCGCGCAATCCTTGTAGGGCCTGGCCCTGACGGTGTCGGCGCCCATAATCGTAAATGGCCACGGCTCGGCGAGCGTCGGCCCGCTGCCGGTGTAGGGCTGGGCATAGCCGTCTCCGGTCAGGCCTCCGGTGGCGACGAATAGCTCGGTGCTGCTGATCCGCGCGAAGAGACTGTAGCCGCCGAGGCGCTCGAGCAAGTAGGCGGACTCGGTCCTGCCACTGGTGGTAGCCGCGAGGTAGCCCTTCCAGGTCCAGGGGCCCTGCATCGTGGGGGCATAGAGGATGCCCACGCCCTCGTCCTGGCCGTCGTCAGGGCCGCAGGTCACAGCCATGATCCACTGGTTCTCGAACCGGTCCCAGATGACGTAGGGGTCACGAAGATGCGTGCGCCAGTTGATGTCGGGGTCCCAGAGCGTCGGCGAGCCCCAGACCGCGGTATCGCCGTAGTTGGGGCAGGCAGAGCCCACCATCATGCCGACCTCTTCCCAGACGTCCGGCTGCGTGATGTCGGCGGTGATCGGCGCCCTGGCCAAGAAGATGCGCTGCGGTGAGGCGCCGCTGCCTGCGAGGTCCTGCCAGTCGAAGGGCTCGGACGGCCAGGTGCCGTTGTACATCCGGTCGACGCCCGTGAAGAACATCCAGAAGTAGCCGCTGCGCTCGATCACCTGGCAGGCCCAGACGTTGTAGATCCACTGGTCGTCGATCTTGTAATCGTCCCCGGCCAGGTGGGTGTTGAGGATCTCCTCGTGCGTGGTCCAGGTCGCCAGGTCGGGCGATGAGAAGTTGACGAAGCGATCGGAGGAGCCTTGCTCCCAGCCGCGGCCGTCGTTGTAGATCCCGATCCAGTGCCATAGCTTCGAGACCGGGTTGTAGAACACGCAGCCATCGTGAAGCGTGATGTCCTGGTAGAGGTGGCTGTCCATCTGGTAGTCGAGGGTGTCGCCCAGGACGCTGGTGATCTGGTTCAGGCGCCCGGCCGTGCCGATGCGCTTGTAGATGCGGTAGCCCTCGGCCCCGGCCACCGGATCCCAGGTCAGGGTCGCCGAGCAGTCGCCGACCGACGCCTGGAGATTGGCCGGCCCTCCAGCGCGCGGCTGGATGTCGGTGAAGGTGTAGGTGGTGAAGCCCACCCCACCGTTGGTCGAGACGTAGACGGTGACGTCGTCGTCCGCCACGGCCGAGGATGATGCGTTCCAGGTGAGGACCTGGTGTCTCTGGTTCTGGGTCACCGAGTCGTAGAGCTCGACCCTGGTGTAGCCTCCGGTCCCGGTCTGGGCCGCGTCAATGACCAGCTGTCCCGCGGCAAGGAGATGGCACGAGACAGTGATTTCGGCCGGATGACCGGGACCCGGGAGGCTGACGTGGACCGCTACCTGGTCCGACGTCGGCGTTCGTGGTACGAGCTGCTGCGGGTGGGCGGCGGCCTGCGCAGAGAGGACCGCGATGATGGACAGGATGATGACTCCCAACAGAGTCGCGAGCCAGTTTTCCCGAAGTGCCTTCATCTCGAATCCTTTCTGGCGGGGTGGGGGACCTTGCCATTCCGAGGCCCCCCATCGCCGGGCCCACACGGAGACCTACTGCTATACCCGACGCCCCTACTGCTTGGGCTTGAACTTCTCCACGGCCTCCATGGCCGGGCCCGCAGACTCGCCCGCGTCGATGATGAGCTTGATGGTCTCCTCCAGGCTCTCGTAGATCTCGCCGACCTCGGCCGCGGTCACCTCCTCGGGGGTGTCGTCGTTGGCGGCCGCCGAATCCAGCGTCATCTGGATGGTGTTCTTGAGCCCGGCGCCCGCGAATTCGAGCTTCTCGGCGAAGTCACGCGCCTTCTCCAGTCCCGGGCGGTTGGCGTCGATGAAGTCGTCGGCCTGGGTCTCGCCCTCCTCCACCAGCGTTTCGAGCTGCGTGATGGAGTCACGCAAGCCCGGCACGAGCTGCTTGAGCAGGTCCAGGATGGGACTGAGCTGCCCCACCACGGTCAGGATGGTGCCGAACACCTTCCCGATGCTGCTGAAGATCGACATGGTCTCCTCCTCTTCCTTGCTGGCCTCCCAGCGGTTCAGCCAATCAGACGGCGTCAACAGCGTCGTCCTCGGCGTCCCTGTCCTCGAGGGTCTCCTCCTTCACGGACGAGTCCTCGTACTGCGAGGCATCGAGGTCGGGCTCTTCGCCGATGAGCTTGGCGCTTGAGACGCCCTGCACCAGCGAGACCTCCCGCCGCTCGATCCTCTCCTGGCCGCCCGCGATCTGCTCGCGGACCTCCTCGAAGTTGATGCCGTGGAACTCTCCCTGCTTCTCCTCGGTCCGATCGATCAACCCGATCATCCGATCGAGCACATCAAGAACCGTGCGATCCGAGACTTCTTCCTGCTCGACGAGGCCCTTGAGCTTCTGGATGACGTAGGAGTCGTCGACCCCGTGTGTCTTCAGAGCCTCCTTCAGCTCCTTGCGCATGAGCTCCCTGACCTCCTCGTTCCGCAGCAGCCGGTTCAGGTGTGCCACCCGGGTCGCGGGGGCCATGTTGGGCCAGATCTTCTCGTGAACAGCGAAGGGGTCCTGGTTCTGGTTCGCCACGTTGAAGGCGAAAACCCTGACGCGGTTGGTGATCGTGATCTTGCCGTCCTCGACTCCCGAGAGATTGAACCGGTTCTGCCTCTTCTCCGTGTCCATCTGCTTGCCGCGCTTGGCCTGGAAGGTCCCGGTGGGGATCCTCACCAGCTTGTTGCCGTCCGAATCGTAGACCTTCAAGACCGGAACGACCCAGCCATCGTCTGTCAGGACCCGCTGGCCAGCTTTGGTGGCGGCCCGCCAGT